TGCTTATGTAAAGGCTAAAGAAATCTGTTTGGCTCACTTTTTAGGACTCGCATACCCGAACACTCCTGCAACTACTGCGCCTAGAATGTGGCGATAGTCTAGAGAGAAGTTTGATGTCGTTCCCCATACTGCAAGAAAGGCTCCGACTGCGATGACTACTGGATGCTTCATGTTCATTATTCTCCGCCTAACATAGATACTTGAAAAAAAGCCCCATCATTATCAGCTTCTTTTTTAAAGCTAACATGCATGTGCTTAGTGTGTTTGTTAGCCCCCGTGTATTTTCTTTTGATAAATCTAAACTTGGCTGAATAGATGAACCCATCAAAAATGATGTAATTAATTCGTTTTTCTGTCTTTGATTTGCAAGCAACTCGAAGTTGATCCACAAGATCACCCATGATGTCCGGTTCTGATCCTTGAAATAGGCCACGCGATATGTCGATGGCACGCACCATTCCTTGATCATCTGGGCAATGATCAGACTTCCCAGCACGCATGTGCCTTGCATCTGCAATCCATCCATCCGATAAGCGAGACCTATCTGGGAATGAGTCATCTATCTGCTCTCTTAATTGAATTGCAGCTTTAGATAATCTTGGTTTCATCAGAGACCAAGTGCAACCTTTAGTTCATCAATAGATAAACCAACGCTTGCCAATTTTTCCTGAATCGTTGGTTCTGGATCTGGTAGCAAATTATTAGCAACTTCTTCAATGGCTAATTTAGATGGCTTAGTTCGTGAATCCAACCAATTTATGCTATCAATGTCAGTACCTGATAAAACAAATTCAGCGTCAGGAACTAATTGCAAAATTGCTTTAGTTAATTTTACATTATCCATTATGCACCTATTTCTAGTAATGTGATTGTGCTTGCAGCTGTACTGTTTTGCACATAAACAGTTGCACCATTATCCGCGGCAAATTGTGTTTTGTAAGTCGTTGCAGATGTAGTTGCAGGTGAATCCAAATAGGAAGCTCCAGCGGCAACGATATTTCTTGCGGTTGTAGCAGTCGAACCAAGAAGTTCAGCGAACTTGAGTAATTCTGTTGCACCGCGAAACAATTTTAGATTGATTGAAGTGTTTCCTTCTTTACGCAAACCATTTTGTTCAACAAGAACCAAAACTTTACTTGTTGCAAGCGTTGGGGTAATTGTTGCAGATAATCCTGTATCAGCATAAGTTGCGCTGGTGCTTGAGGTATCTGTGTTGTAAGACGCATAAACAACTTGCAAAACTTTTCCGCCACCGCCAGCAGCAGGGGTTGCCCAACTTGGCACACCAGCTGCGACTGTAAGAACTTGTCCTGTAGTGCCAATACCTAAGCGAGCAGGTGTTGATCCACTTGAAGAATAAATTGTGTCGCCTGTGGTAGTCATTGGGTTAGTCATGCCAGCACTATCTGCTGCCCATTCAAGACCTGTTGCAGTTGCACTGTTAGCCTTTAAGACTTGACCATTTGTGCCTACAGCCAAGCGAGATGCTGTATCGGCTGCTGTGCCAGCAATGATGTCACCTTTAGCGTCAATGATCGTTTTAGGAACCATTGTTGCCATTGTGGTGTCAATAGCGTTACCGAGTGTGCGGATCGCTAACGCGCCATTTTTTACAAGGTCGGTGTTGTCTGGCTCTGGCCAGCTGTAATTCGGGCTTGTTGCCATTTAAGATAGTACTCCTGTCGCGTTGTTCCAGATAAGTGTAGCATTTGTGGTTGCCCAGTCTATTGTGCTAGGGACTACTGTGTCCCATTGTGTCGTTGATAGTGAGAACTCTGTTGCTGTGATATAGAGGGTAATTTCTACAAAACTAGGTGTTGCCCTAAGGGCTACATTTTCGACAAACCCCTCAAAGGTGCCACCAAGAAGATTGCTAGGCAAGTTGTTGATTAGCACAGGCTGACCGAAATAAACTCCCACAAGGCTGTCAAGCATTGCTGTGGTCATGTCTGGATTATCTAGACGAAAGGTAATTGTTCCTAGTGAGCCTTTAGGCACACGCCTTAGATTAAGTTCTCGATTGGCAATATCCGTGATGTCTGCAAGGTTCTTAATGTTAGAGTCGAATGAACGCTCAAACAGGCCGTAAGAGGCTATAGAGTCTGTGTCAGAGGTACTGTAGGTGCTGGCGTATCCTGTGGCATAACGATAGATAAGGCTGTTACGGATGCGAGCAATCTGAGTTGTAGATTTGATAGAGGATGGTGATGCGAATGAGCCATCGAGGAAAGTATAGCCATTTGCTGCGAGAGTGTTAGATCTGTGATCTGCATCGTCATAAGAGACATCTCCATCTTTCTCCTCGTATAACTGACCTAGTGCGCTAGTAGCAATCTGATCTGCAAGCGTTTGAGACTTGGCAGAGGCACTAGCTGCAAGTGCGATCATTGTGTAGAAGCCTGAGTCAATCGTGCCGATGTAAGACTCAGCGTTATCCCATGTCACATCTGCTGGATAGGTTGCCCATGTGACTGTAGGAGTTACCTCAGCCCATGTCAGGTTAAGGGCTGAACCGAGAATGGCTGCGATCTGTGCGCCATCTAAACCTTCTGCAAGTGCTGTGTTATAGACAACCTTTGTAAGTTTAGCCAGTGAGCCAATGCCTAAGATCGTGCCAGTAGTAATGTAGCCAGTCTCGTCTGGGCTTCTGACTCCAATGTTAAAGTCTGATACTTCCCCACCGAATACAGTGACATAAGTGCCACTGCCATTTTTTAGCTCTAAAGTAATTGGCTCTGTAACATTGATGGTGAAGTCTGCCCCAGTAGTGTTGATGATCTCTACTTGGCAGTAACCTGCCGTTGCTTGCCGGTCAATGTCTAAACGACCAGAGGCAAAAGAGACAGAGGTGACAGTCGTATAGACATCATCACCTACTGTAATTCTCCACTCTGGAAGCCATGTCATACAGCTATCATTCCTCGAAGTGTGCCTCGGTAGTTAGCCTCGACTAATACATTCTCAATCGCTTCTGCAATCGCGTTAGGATCGCCAATGCCTGTATTAATAGTAATGTTGTAGGCATTGGCTGCTTGTGCTGCATAGCGTGATCCACTTACCGCCCCTGCTACACCTGCGCCTCCTGCCAAACCTTGCAGTAGGGAGGAACGAGCTACATCCTCTGCGCTAAATGTATCCATAGCAGATGTGCTTAAAGAGCTAGATAGGAATGCCGCTGTGTCTGCTGCAGTCTGTAAATCTAGTAAATATGCAAAAGCATCTGCTCTTGCTTGTATAGCCTCAGATGCTTCAATAAGTGCAGCAGTTGAGGCTGTTATACCTACAATTTTATCAATCGGAGCTATGTAATCATTTGCTGGAATACCTGATCCAAGACTTGCACTTGTAGGGATGGCTGAAGGAAATTTAATCTTGGCTAAATCTTCCATCATTTGCTTAATCTTTAGCAGAGCTAAATCGAGGTTTGCTTGATTAATTAAATCTTTTGGCTTTAGGCTATTGAGGATTGATTGAATAGATGACAACTTTACATTTTGACCAGTTAAAGCACCAAGAATCTTTAAGTCCTCGTTAAGTTTTTTAGTTGCGGCTGTGATGGCTGCTTCATCCTTAGAAGCGATTGCATCTTCTAGAGCAAGGATTGACCGCTTGACATTCAGCCGAGCAGTATCGTTAGCAATCTGCAAGATCTGTGCGCTAGATGTTGCCTTACCTAATTGTTCTGCTTGGTTAGTAAGTGCAGCAGCAATCTGGATCTTGTCCATGTCAAAGATTTCTTCACCCTTGCCGAGTGCAAGGTTAGCCTTCTCAATGGCTTGTTCAAGCTTCTTGTTCTTTAATTGAGCAGCAGTCTCTTTAGTAAGTGCCTTATTCTGAGCAGTAGTTTTCTTTGTAACAGTGAACTGATTTTGTAATGACTTAAGATGAGAGTTATCAGATGCCTTTTGGATTGGTGCTTGCTTACCAGCCTCACGCAATAATGTGAGGTAAGTACCTACAATCGGAATCATGCCAATATCAACGCTGCCGATGATAGGTAGATCCTTTAACTTACCTGCCAAGACTCCTACACCACGGATAACATCTGCAATGTAAAGTGCAGCCTTTTCCATGTTTGTTGCTAGATCTGCAACACTTGTATCTTTGCCCAGATTAGTAAGCGCATCGATCAATCCAGTGCCAATAATTTCGCTAGCATTGGCAGAAGCAACTGCCAGTTTATCTATTGAGCCTTGAAAGGTATTGGCAGCAGCTGTGGCTGATCCTGCGAATGTGCTTTGTAACTGGCTTGTAATCTCCTCGAAAGACTTAGCCTTGAGATCTGCCTTAGAAATACCTACACCTAAGCGAGAAAGGGCTGTGTTATTTCCTAAGTATGCACGACTTAAAGCGGCTGTGACTGAGCCTAAATCTCTGCCAGTTGAGGCACTAATGTCTAACGATAGGTTAAGAAGTCTTTGAGCTTCTTCTGTGTTGCCGGTGGCTACTGCAAGGCTTTGGTAAGCAGGGCGTAGTAAATCATCGACAATGCCGAACTCTGTTTGTAGTCTCTGGATGTATTCTTCAGAAGCAGCAGCATCACGGCCAAGCCCCACATTCTTAAGAGCTAGGGCTAATTGTTGCTGTGCCTTCTGATCAGCTGCCGCTGCTTTGACGGCAGCCTTGCCGTAAGCAAGAACGGCTGTAGTACCAAAAGCAACACCAAAAGCACCTGCTAGTTGCTTAACATTCTTTGTTAGTTTCTGTGTCGCGGTATCTGCTTGCTTAAAGGCTTTATTGCCAACAAACTCCGCGGCAATATCAATCATTACATTAGCCATGATTTACACCTTTGCTCTCGCGTTTAGTTTGTTAGCTGCGCCTTGAATAGC